TGATCAAAAGTTAATCCTTTTAATTGGTCTATAACTACTTGTTGTTCAGGTGAAATCATATTTCTTCGTCACTTAGTTCATCTAAAGCATTTAAGAAAGGATCTGCAATTTCCATCTTAAATAACCAATCATTTGATGTAATGCTACTAGGTTCTGCAATAAGATCTTCATTAAATTCTCGAATAGAACCATTTACTGGTGCATAAATGTCAGATGCTGCTTTTACAGATTCAATAACCATAACTTCATCACCTGCTCCTACAACATCGTCTTCATCTTTACCTTTTTCAAGATATACAACATCACCTAACATTTCAATAGCAACTTGACTAATACCTACCCAGTATTTTCCATCTTTACCTTCTTCGATCCATTCATGTGTCTTTGTATATTTCTTTGCCATAATTAATTTCCACCTGATACAAATATTGCGTATATAAAAAATAAAAATATAAAAAAATAACTTAAGTTAGTTTTAAACTTTTCCCATTTATTCATTCTCTTATAACTCTTTCTCTTTTTTGGCCGAACCACTGATGAAGAAGAAACTGTTGTTCTCTCTATCCAACCTCCAGCTCTTCGAACTGTAACCTGTGTTCTACTTTGACCTTTGCTGTTGAATGACTGAGTCATTCTATGATTTCTGTTTCCTACACTCGTGCTAAACGTAGTCGTTCCATTAGTATTATCTGTTCTAGTACGTTTAACGTTTCTAGTTTTAGTTCCAGTTGTTTTTGTAGTACGTCTAAACATTATATTTCCTCTATTACTACACCAGCTTCAAGCATCATATCTTTTGCTTCTTGTATTGATTCTTCCCAGCCTTCTTTAACAATCTCTAATTGTGATAATACGACTTTACTTATACCAACTTGTATAATACCCTTTGCACATTCTCTACAGATATGTAACCCAGATACAAATAATGTAGAACCCTCAAGAGATACTCCATTAATTGTAGCGTTGTAAATACAATTCTGTTCTGCATGTACAACAAGTTTATTTTTAATTTCTCTGACTTTTAATCTGTAATCAGAGTCTTGTATGTTTCTAGGAAAGCCATTAAATCCAGTAGCAAGGATTTGACCTACGCCACCAACAGCTACAGCACCGACTTTAGTTCTAGGATCCTTCGACCATTGAGCTATTTCCGATGCCAAGCTCAGATATCTTTTCTTCCACGTAATTGAAATGTCGTTCATAAATGTGTAAACTCCCAACTTGCCAATATATGTTTCTACCTTTTAGATTAAGTTCATTTTGTAATTTACTGGCAATATAGTTTTGCCAGGCGAAGTCGTTACGATAACCAAAAATAACATCGTTACTTCGCATCTGTACAATGACTTCGAGATAGCCATCTCTTATCATATATTGTACAGCATTAGTACACATGAAATCTGACATTCCATTTGTACTATAATCTTGATGCATGGTTGGACGAGTATATATCATCACAGCACGACGACTATTAGGATTCTGTGATAATTCGTCCAACACATGCGAATATTGATTGCCATTTTCTTCAGCAAAGATACACCAACCATAATTGGAATTGATGTAACCATCTTTATCTGCAACTTGTTTCCATATTTCTGGAGGGCCACCAGGAATATCGTTTACATTAAGTGATTGGTTCATATACCAACCAATTTCACGTTCTATGTAATCTTCATTTGGTACACCAAAGATCGCTGGTTCAGTACATAAGAATGATGCTGCTGGTATCTCTAGCATTTTTACACCAGTCTTATCAGTAACAAACATCTCATTACGATAGTTCCAAACGAATTTGCTTTGGATATCTTTTACTGTTAGTCTAAACATCTTTACCTCTCGTAGTTGTGTAACGATCATCCATTTCAGGAGCATATAAAATGGACATTTTAAGAATTATTGCTTGCGTGATAGCATGATCGATATGATGAAGGCCACTATCAGGATCGATATCTTGACCTTCTAGCCATGCAAACAGATGTCGTTGAATTGATGAATATGTTCTGCTTTGTGCAGTCACGTTTAAGTCATCTCGCCAATTATGCTCAGCATATTTTTTGGCACCGAAACCGAGTACAGTAGCAACTGATCTTAGTACTTCAGTCGGTATAAGATGTATTGGTGGTTTTTCTTTGATGTCGTCGTCGTATTTCATTATATCTCCTATTTTGGTAATTTGCCATGATTACCTATATGTGATGGTGGAACCCAATCATTTGGTTTAGCCAAGTCTGGCAATCCAAGTGGATTAGGTCGATTTTGCTTTGTACCAACAAATTTATTCATGTTGGCTTTAAAGACTTCGTCCCATGCCTCATATGCGTTAACACCAAAGGCATCGAGAGTTCCAATCGCAACAACACAGATATCGATGAGTGCATCGACAACTTCTTCGTTATCACGATGTAGTTCTGCTTGTTTTAACTCATCTAGTTCCTCTTGTATAAATCTGATCCTAAATGATAGATAGTCTCTGTACGATCCTGGATTTTTCTTAATCCAATCATGTACACCATATTTCTTGTGCATCTTATTGATGTCTTTTACCCAATTATTGCTCATAATACTCCATTATATCAAGTTTTTTGTTTATTGTATACATTTAATTTCTTCTCATTGTTGCAAATATTTTTGCGTCTGTGTTTTTAGATACTGGTACTGCATTTGATTTATGCATAGTTGCAATACCAAGTAATTCGTCTCCTGTATATTGATTTGTTTCCTTCCTTTTCATGTGTGATAAATCTTTGAAGTCAGTGATATCTAAAGACTTAATCTCTCTTTGTTTTTTAAGTTGTGCTAAAACAAGGGGAGATGTAGACGACGTAAGGGTTTTGAAGGAAGATAAAGGAGTAGATTTGCGCTTTGCACGCATCACCCTTTTACGTCGTCTACCAGAATAATCGTAGTTTACTGAGTTACAATATATCATTGCCATAGCTGGTACCAGTATATCACAAATTTACCTTAATGTACACCTTTTTTATACTTTTCTTGCCATTTAGATCCAGTTACATGCATACCTTCGTTTGCAAGCTGTAATCTATATAGTGTTCCAATAACTTGAGTCATTGATGTATAACTATTGATGTCTTCTCTCAGTCTATTATTGCGTAGCTTTTGATTGATAGTTCTATTTGGTAAACTATCAATCTTTTCTAAAGCTACTTTTTTAGCTTCGTCTAAACTGAGTTTTTCTACTTCTTTAATATCCATTATTCTGAAAAAGCTGCAGCTATAACTGTACGGAATTTCTTTGCAAAGACGGTGGAAAATCCTGGAACAAACTTTTCAGGATATCGATATTGTAGATATACATCAATTTTTCCTGCATTTTCTAGTCCACCTAAGATATCACCAAAATGTGAGTGACCACGAAGTTTAGTAACAAACTTATCTTCTTTCCAACTCCATAATCGTCTTTCAAACTTTTGTTTTGGTTTACGTCCTTTTAGACATACACGAAGTGTAGTTGGTTTGAAGTTTCTAAACATATCAGATGGTGGAAACTCTTTTGCATAGTCTTCACGTATTTGTTTGTTTGCTTGTTTTACTGCTTTTTTGATCATATCAATTTTTTGCCATCCTTCAGCATCTTGATAATCACCGATTCTAAACATAAAATTTTCTGTTCTATTTTGCATATGAGCTCCTTATAAGTTGTTCTTGTTGTACATTCATCTTATGTAATTTGATTGCGTCTATAATCCAATCAAGATCTTGTAAATCCCACTCATCGCGAGCCAAATGTGTTACTTTGATTGCAAGTGGTGAAGGTTTAAACTTCTTTATTTCTTTTCCTTTTACGATTTTAGTTTCTAACATATAATCTCCTTTATTTAGGTCTATTATCCCATATTGGCAGAAGTTGTACATGTTTTTTAGTAACTATAACTCCAATAAAATCAACTACTTGCACAAGTATATGATTTTATTAGAGATTTTCTTTTTCTAATAAAATCAACAACTTGTATAAATATAACATGGCAATAAGTAAATATTTAGCAAATACTGCAATATCAGAATTAATCGACCTCAGCGAGGGACGAATACTTGGTACTACTAACATTCATAAATTTGGTAGAAATCCAAATGTAGGTGGTGCTCCAGAAACAATATGGGAACAAGGTGGAATTTACACTTACCTAACAGTTGCTTCAACAATTTATGTATATGGTGCTGATGCACAAGATGGTGCTGCTGGAACAGGTGCAAGAACAGTTACAGTTCAAGGATTAGATGCTAACTATAATGAGATTGAAGAAACACTTACAGTAGATGGTGCAGTTTCAACTCAATCATTTTTGAGAGTTTATAGAGCATTTGTTGCTTCTGCTGGTTCATTACAAACTAATAAAGGCGATGTGTTGATATCAACAGGTGCAAGTGGTACTGGTACAGTATTGGCAAAAATTGCAACAGTTGGAACAGGTACAGTATATGGTCAAGGACAAACAAATTTAGCACTCTATACAATACCTGCTGGTAAAACAGGTTATGTGAAAACCTGGAATATAGGAGTAGGTGCTTATAATGATTCCGTAACTGCTAACTTATATACGAGAGAAGTGGATACTGGTTTAATTTTTAGAACAAGAGATGTTATGGACGTTCCAGGTGGACTTCATCAAAGAATATATGAAGTACCGTTTCGTTTACCAGAAAAAACAGATATTGAGGTTAGAGCAATTGCTTCAACAGGCACAAATATATCATCAACTTTTGACATAATATTGGTAGATAAATAATACTTAATAAATAATTTTTGTTATGACTATATTATTAGATAAAATTCCTCTGGAATTAGCAGAGAAGTTAGTAAAGGATGATCCAGTCCGACCTAATATCCCTGCCTCAGTACGACAACAAAATCATTTCCAAATGTTTCAAACAGAGAATGCAGTTATATGTGTAGCATTCTGTAATAAAGTACCAAAGACCGAACAGGGATTGCTTGAAAGTAAACCTGGTGATATCGCTGTATTCTATTCTGTATGGTCATATCAAAAAGGTGCAGGTAGAGATATCGTATTAAGAGTCATAGAGGAAGCACGAAAAAGAGGAATGTCTCGATTCGTAACAATGAGTCCTAAAACAGCAATGGCAGAAAGGTTCCACATTCGTAATGGAGCAGAGCTCGTATCTGAAAACGAGACCACGAATAATTTCGAATATTTATAAATAGATACATGAAACATCTATTACTTGCAATACTTCTATTGCCAGCATTTCTTTTGGCACAAGATAACGAAATCACTATCGAACAAACAAGTGGAAACTATTTTGATTTAAATGTAGTACAGGTAGGAGATTATAATATAATTAAAATGTACGATACTAGTTCATACGTTTCTGGTAATAATGTTGAGTTAACTTTAATACAAGAAAATAGCTCAGGAACAAATAACGTAATTGAATTATGGCATTTATCTGGAACTGATAATACTATTCGTTGGGCCCAGGGAACGGCATGGGATAATGCAACATCTACGACATACGGAGACGATGGTAATGAAGGTGGCGGACATTATGCAAGATTAGACATACATGGAAATTATAATCATTTGCAAGGTCATCAAACAAATCAGGGAAGCACTAGTGGTCATACATTTACAAGTCTTATCTTTAGTAGTTATAATGATATATGGTTAAGACAGCAAGGTGATGGTGCAAAAACAATAGGTCTACAAACAAATAATGACTACAACGATATATCAGTATTACAAAAAGGTGCTTGGGCACAGCATTCAGCAAGCATCTCACTTTCAGGTACAGACCCTACAACATTAAATTTAACACAACAAGGAACAACATCACAATCATATTCACTATCTCAGACTTGTTATACTGTAGGTGGTTGTAGTGTATCAGTAACACAAGGACAATGATGTATAGTTGGAAGACAGTATTAGTTACAGTAATACTACTTTTTAGTCTTAAAGTATCTTCACCATACATTGTTGAGAACATACAATGGTCATGGTTTGATTACTTACACCAATCACATGAAATAGAGAAAGTACCAGACTTTGTACTTGTTGATATTGATGAGAAAGCAATAGAACAATATGGTCAATATCCTTGGCCACGTGATGTTTATGCAGAACTTATGTGGAATACAGATCCATCAAACGTTCATGTATTTACTCAAATCTTTTCAGAAGAAGATAGATTCGGAGGCGATGAAATATTCGCTGAAGCTCTGATTAATCGTTTATCTATTCTAGCAGCAGCACCTACGACACAAACTCAAACAGGATTAGCACCGTTTGTAGGTACTGCTACTTTAGGAGGAGGTGCAGCGGCTGACTATGTCTGGAACTTTCCTGGCATAATTTCACCTCTTCCGATTTTGCAAGCTAACACTTATGGTGTTGGTGTAACAAATGCAACTCCTAACCTACCAGGTACTCCAAACTTTGATGCAACTGTAAGATCTGCTCCACTTCTAGTCAATGCAAATGATCAGCTATATCCGTCATTAGTACTAGAAACAATAAGAGCATTCTTTGATGAGACATCATATCAATTAAGAGTTACACCTGATATCGGAGTTGAATGGGTACGAATGGGTAGACAACCGCCTCTTGCAACTACACCTACTGGTGACGTATTGATATCTTATTGGAACGAGTTTCCAAGAGTATCAGCATCAGACTTAGTTGCAGAAGATCTAGGTGGTAAGGTTTACATTTGGGGATTAACAGCTGAAGGATTTAATAACCCAGTATCAACACCCGTTGGTGCTATGTTCCCACATGAAGTACAAGCTAACTTATTACAAACTGTTTTAAATCAGACAATCATTAAGAAATCTTATTGGTATGATTTATTAGCATTAGTTGTTTTATTATCAGCAATGCTTAAAGTTTTATTTGTTACATGGAAAGCACCGACAAGGTTTGCTTTAATAGGAGTAAGTGTATTGGTTGGGGGACAAGTATACGCAGGATTCTATCTTTGGAATAATTACCTTATTCTATTTGATACATTTTACTCTGCTATTTCTTCCCTACTAGTCTTTGCACATGCTTCATTTAATAAGTACTATTTAACATACAAAGAGAAAGAAAGAATTAAGAAACAATTTGAAGGTTACTGTTCACCAACAGTTGTTAAATTGTTACAAGAGAATCCAGACATTATTAAGAAAGGAACTAAAAGAGAGATATCAATACTATTCTCAGATTTACGTGGCTTTACTCCATTAGGAGAATCATTTGGTGATGATGTACAAGGTCTGACAAAACTTATGAATGGTTATATGGATGCTATTACACAACCAGTATTAAATGCAGATGGTATGATTATAAAGTATATTGGTGATGCAAGTATGCATGTTCATAACGCTCCAAACGATGATCCTAATCATGCTTACTCTGCTGTAAAAACAGGTATTGAAATGTTAAGAGCAGTCGAAGAATTTAACATTGAAGTAAAAAGACAAGGTCGTCCTCCAGTTGGCATGGGAGCAGGTATCAATACAGGTATAGGTTATCTTGGTGAGATGGGTTCTACATCTCGTCACAGTTATGATGTATTAGGTGATTCAGTATCGACAGCAGCACGTATAGAATCTAAATGTAAAGAATATGGTTGCTTATTACTAGTCGGTGATGCTACATATCAAAAGACAAAAGATGATTTCTTTTATCTTAAGGTCGATGACCTAGCTGTAAAGGGTAAGTCAGTTGGTATAGGAATATACACAGTACTTGATGCTCAAGAAAAAATGGAAGAATGGTATGATGCTCAAGTAGCTCACGAAGAAATGCATGAGTTATATAGAGCACAGAAGTTCGATGAAGCAATTGCTCTTTGTAAGAAATTAGAGACAGCATTCGATCAACAGATGAGAGGATATTATTCTATGTGGATCGAACGATGTGAATTTCAAAAGACACAAGATCTACCAGAAGATTGGGACGGAACATTTATTGCAACAACTAAGTAAGGTTTACGTTTTGAAATACTTCTTTATGTTGTTTGCTGCTTATCCTTTAGGAATATTCATCTATTGGATGTTTGGAAATTTTGGCGAGGAGATGAGCGTTAAAACTGAATATCTATTTGCTGTGGGTTGTCTCTATGCTCTAGCTGTGATTCAGAAAATATATGAAGCATTCCGTTTCCGTCTAGCTCAGCAACGATCCTAATATCACCTTTTGTGTTTTGAAAAACGGATACGATTGTTCCGTTAAATGCATAGCCTTTAGGCTTTCTTATTTTGTCCCCGACTTGAAATTTCACCTTCTTTCCTCATCTTTTCTTGTTCTCTATATTCTAATACAACGTCTACTTTTTGCTGTAATCGTATTAGATCTTGGTCTAACATACGCACTTGATCTATAACACGAATCAGTGCCATATGCTGTTCTTGTAAAGCTGGATCTATATGTTCACCAATGAAGTTCCATATAAAGTAAATAAAGTAACCCATACCAGTCGCCATAATAACTGGAAATCCATACTCACTGATTAATTGTACAATATCACCTTCCATTTATGCTATCCATATAAAAATAAAACAAATGAAAGCTGCTACAAACCAAGGGATTAATTGTTTAGTCACGTCTTGCATCTACTTTTCCATCCTCTATAAAGTTTTCTGCTCTTGCTACTCTTTCAATATCAGGTCTTAATTCCAAAGCAGATGAGACTAACATATCGATCTTAATCATTTCATTGGACATAGTACGAGCTCTATTCTCTAATGACTTACAGAATATCGTTAACGTTTTAACTTGGTCGACTATACCTTCTAGAATTTGTTTTATAACTAAGAATATAAAGAATCCCATTACCAAAGAACCTGCTATAGGAGCACCTAACTCACCAACTAATGCCAAAAAATCCATATTACTCTGCTAACTCAAATGTTATCCTATTTAATACACCAGGAACTTCAATGGCTACACCATCAATAACTCTTGGTTTATATTTAAACTTTAATGCAGCTTCAACAGATGCTCTCTCAAATACTGAATTAGAACATTCAGCGGCAAATGCATCTCTTGTAGAACCATTTGGCATCACTGTAAATTCAACAACACAGTATCCTTCGACACCCATACGTAATGCTCGAGCAGGATATACAGGTGCTACTTTTACAATTGGTAAGTATTCTCCATCACTGACACCAAATCCAACTCCACCAACTTGAAATCCAGCATTTACTGTAGGAGCAGACATTGATACAGTCATAGTGTTATCAAAACTATCTGCTTGTGAAGCTTCTGGTATTTCTGGTGGAAGTTCTGGTTCTGGAGGTCTTTCAGGTTTTCTTTCTCTTGTTTCAACAACTTCATTTCTTTCAACCATAACAAAGTCTGTTATACGAAATGATGAAGCTTCAGTAAGAGCACCACGACCGGTTGCAATAAGCATGGTCATTATAAAGAATAATGAAAAGGTTATAGATGAACCTAATAATAGTGAAATTAAATACCTCATAAAGATATTTATATAATTATTTGCCTTGTCCTCTGTATGCTTTATAAGATCTTCTTTTGTTTTTATTCATAGAAGATTTCTTAACCATAATATCTGCGGTTGCAATAGAAGTTTTCTTAGGTGTACTGAATACAGTAGATACGTATTTTAAAGATTTTTGTGCCATAATATTAAAGGATATCTGTCTCTCCCCTCCGTTTCACTATAGTATATATACTTTTTAAGTTTTTCACTGTATACTCTCGTAATAGTCTCTCATCTCAATAAACTTATCTATCCAAGAATCTCTATCTTCTACAAATAATTGACATTCTCCGTTCGATGTAGACATAATTATTACAAGTTTTTTAACAGGTATTTTTGTATTTTCTTCAAACATAACTGCATAAGCTGCAGCTTGTTTAAAATAACCTTGCATAGCATTCTCAGATTTTCTCTTCATGCGATTAGAAGTTTTCCAATCTATAATTGCCATTTCACCTCTATATTCAGCAATGCAGTCAACTGTACCCGCGCATCGCAGATGATCTGATAACATTTTTCCTTCTACAACTCTGATGTTGTTTACATAACTATCAATGGTATTTTTCATAGCTAAGAAATAACCTTGAGCATCTGGCATTGAATCAGGTAATTCTTCGTTCATAATATATGATTCAATTAGTGCGTGAGTTCTTGTTCCTCTTCCTGCGGCTTGAGTAGATATTCTATTTGCCTCTTCATCGCCTACTCTTTCTCTCCATTGAGCTATACTTTTAAGTTTTTCTGGATCAGCACCTAAAATAGTTGTTACTGATGGATATTTCTTTTCACCACCATCAGTATAATAACGAGTTCCATCTTCATTTACCTGTTTAACTTCAGGTAATTCAATTAAATTTATATCAAACAATTAATTCCACCTATAAAATACATGATCGCCAATACGTCCAACCATCTGCATTCCTCTATCATCAACCCAATCAGGTCGTATAGTATATGCATGATAATGAGTTGCACCTTCAGTCAATCCTTTATCATTCTCTAATACTTCTCTTGCAATCATCTCAGCTTCTTGCCAAGCAATATCATCGAAGGGTGTATCAGAACGTCCGTCACAGTACCATGAGAAGTGACATCGTCCTCTTTCTTCTCCACCTTGGTATATTACATCACAAATGTTATTTGGATAACGTGTATCGTTTACACGATTTAAAACTACATCTGACACTGCGACTTTACCAGCGTAGTTATCACCTCTTGCTTCATGATATATGTTAAGTGCCATACATTCTAAAGTATCTGGTGTGTATAATGGTACTTCAACAGGAACATCATAAAATGGTACTTCTACTATTTCATCTGTTTCTGTATCGTGTACCATAATAAGTGATTCTGTAGGTAATGGTTCAGGTACAAGTGTATCACCCCTTGCACTATTTAATTTTGCGTCTATTATCATTAAAAAGTAAATAAACACAAGTGTAATCATTCCTGATAGGAATATAAAAATATCGTTTTTATTCATCTGATTCTATCTCCTCTATAAGTTGATCTCTTAAAAGAATCGCAGTCTTATTATGTGCAGATTCCATACCACCATTATCAAACTTATAAGCGAGCGTGATTCGCTCTGACCATGTATATGCTGAATGCCAGCAATGGTATTTAATTTCGTCCTTTCTACCGAAATAGAAGTGACGTGCTTGCCAGCCAGGTTTATCTTCGATTGTAATCATTTCATCGTTTTCTTTATCATAGTATCGAAAATAACCATCGCCAGTTCGTGACCAAGTAAACAATACTTGATAACAACATGCATCCCAATTAGTGTGCCATCCTACAAAACCTCCAGGAGGATAATAATTTGTAAGAGCTGCATGTTGTGCACCTATATCTATGCAAAATTCTGTTCTTGCTTTATCCCTATAATCAGTCCATATATCTGGATCTATTCTTACCATGTGTGCTATAGGTTGAGCCATGTGCTCTTCAGGATATCCTGGATGGGCATCTTGATTTCTTAACATGTGATCTAAATACGTTCTACCACAATAGAAATCTTCTACGTTGCATTTATTCCAGTTAGCACTAGATACACGATATTTTTTATCGTTATAATTAGGCTTATTAAGGAAATCGTTCTTTAGATCTTCAAGTTTCTGTAAGAACTTCTGATTGTTTATCTGTATTTCGCTCATTTCTTGTACACTGTATTGCGACTGTGCCATCGTCACGTATCACTTTTGTGCATGTATATCCATCACCAAATGCTTCTTCTAATTCTTTAAAAGTCTGTTCCGTCGTCATCTCTCTCAACTCTTATTTTTTTATCTAAAACTGCTGAAATAATATAGACATCTCTGCCTTCGACTTCACAAGATATTCCCATCTCATGTAAGGCTTTTAGAAATTTATGTGTCATACCAACTGATCCTGACCAGTCACCTTTTTTCCAACCCCACCAGTATGCACCAATCATACAAAGTAGAGTAAATAATGTATAATCTAAGGGAGTCATGCTATATTTATACCACTAATGATTTTAATTTATCTGATCTCTGGCGTTCTGCATATTTACTATTATCAAATACAGGTCCAGTATCTTCAGGCTGATCGTTAACAAGATTTTTTTCTGCGTCAACGATATTCTTTAGTTTCATTCTAGATCGATCTACACCTACAACAAATCTTTTGTATTGTGTTGGATCATTATATCTATTCTTTAATTGTTTTACTAGTATCTGATTAGATCTATCTAACTCTTCATTGGATACGATAGCAAACATTAAATCTGCTGTAGCAGGCAGACCGAAAGATTCTGAAGTATCCTCAAGACCTGGATCAGAGCTACTGTAACCTGTTCTTGTTGTTTGAGTAGCAGACATAATAGGTACATTAAATTCAACTGCTAATCCTCTCATTTCTTCTGCAATTGCTTTGATATAAGAATACGTGTTGATTGCACCTCCGATAGATTTCATTCTTGATGAAGCACAAATATTAAGGTAATCGACGAATATAACTTCAGGTATAAAGTTTTTCTTTAGTTTAAGTTCATTGAGTAATGCTCTGAAGTGAGATACATTTGCTGAACCTGTTGGATATTCTTTGATGATAAGTTTACCATTGGTTCTTTGACCTATGTTTTGTACTCTATTGGTATAGTCATCTTTTGCAAGATTTTCAATTTGACTGATAGGTATATCAAGTAAGTTAGCATCTATTCTTTCAGCGATACGTTCCTCTGCCATTTCCATGGTAATATAAAGAACATTTCGACCTTGTGTTAGGACGTTGGCAGCGCAGTGGCACATAAATAACGATTTACCTACGCCAGTCCCTGCTAGAACGATATTGAGGGTCTTATTCGGTAGCCCTCCCTTTGTGATCAGATTGAAATATTCCAAATCAAATGGAATCCGATCCTCTTGCTCATGATAAAAATCATATCGTTCATCTACATTTTCTAAGTAGTCGTGACCAACATTGGTATCAAACGACACTGCCAACGCTTTAGTTAATAAATCAGGTAAAGCATTTTTCGTTAGCTTTTGATGCTTACCATCAATAATCGTAATTGATTCCATGATCGCGTTATGAATAGCACGATCTTGACACCATTTCTCAGTTTGATCGATTAACCAAGCTTGATCTGTTTTGTCTGATTCAAAAATGAGTGGTAGTATTTCAATTGCATGTTTATAGTGCTCTTCACTAAATGCAGTAGATTCATCTATTTCTATTTTAAACGTTTCAAGATTAGGGAGTTTATTGTACTTAGCAACAAATTTGCCAGCTTCTTTGAACAATTGTCGATATACACCTTCAAAATAATCAGGTTTGATAAAAGGTAATACTTTACGCATATACTTTTCATCTGTAAGCATATTCTTTAAAATTGTTTGTTCAAGATTTATATTCATAGACTCCTATTCTACCACAAGTAAATTCATATGTACAATTATAATTCGCCTCTTTCACGCATTCCTTCTCGTATTTTAGTTGCACTGATATCATGTACTTTTGTACCAAGATCATGTTCTGTAAATGTATAACCTACACCACGACCATAACTAATATCAACAATATTAGGTACAAGCATAACTTCAAAGTCCTCATCAGGAACATAACCTTCTTGTACTAAACGACTTTCAATTCTTCGTCTTACGTCGCTAAATACGAAAGGATTATCCTCTTGTCCTTTTACCATTGCACTCTTACCACCAACATCTCTTACCATGATAGCAACTTGTCCTGTTTTATCGTGGCATCTTTTAAATAGTTCTGTGTGTCCATCGTGCCATGGCTGCCATCTGCCTAGCATTTGAACTGTTGGTCTTGACCAATCCATTATAGTTCTCCTCCGAGATTCCAAAATCTCTCATGTAAATAATAAAATACCATCTTAATCACACCATCAATACCCATGATACTGAGACTTGCAACAGTATTACCTGTTATAAAATATGCCACACAGAATGTCACAACAGTTGCTAACACTCTCCATGTCAAAGTCTTATAAATTGATATTCTAACTGACTGCATCTATAATATGACTAATTTTTCTAGCCATCTCTTTGATTTCGTCGTCAGAATAAAATTTGTCTACTCGCCACATGTTACCTTCATAACCTACAGGTGATTCAAACATTTTATTTGTATCTTCAAATCGACCTTCTTTAATAGTGTCAAGATAGATAACATAATCAGCATCGAATGTTTCTCTTGTTTCTCTTGTAGGGCAAACAAAATCACATATGACTCTTCGTCCTTTGCTCTTTTCAAAGTCGGCAATGTTTCTCATTCTTTCTGCTTGTCTTATTCTTGCTTCTGGAGAGAACTCCCAATCATTTGCCATAGCTCTTACTCTATCAGCATTAAACCAAGCACATTGCCATTCAACAGCTAGTCTTTCTGCTAACCACGTTTTACCTGCACCAGGCAGACCCATTACTAATATTTTTCCTTTCATGCTAAACTACCTTTTTCTTTAATTACTGCTGAGCCATCTGCAACTGCTTTTTCTAATATGTCTTCTAATATAGCACCAGCAAATTGTTGTAAGAACAAATTCTCTTCAGTCAGATCGTCGTCTGGAGAATTTATTAATTTAAAATTAAATGTTAAACAATCTTTTTCTTCGTTAAATCCAACATTACCAAATCGTATAACACTTTCAGTAAAATCACCTTCAAGTATTCTAATATCCCATGCTTGATCATTATCAGTATCTGATGCAGGTATCATTTCATAATGTACGTTTTCGCTTACTTTATCAATATTAATCATCTTTCTTCTCAAAATATTTTTCTAAAACACCTTCTCCTGGAGAAGATTTGATTCCATGAGGCCAAGATTCTCCCCAACTCCAAAACTCATTAGGTCTCAAGCAAAAGTTGATCGTTACTCTTTCGTTTATTCCGTCAGCCTTATAATTATGCCAAGTATTTTCTAAATCTCTGACAAAACAATGCAATCTATTTTGTTTCCAAGGCACAGTTACATAATCTTCAGAGTAACGATCACTCGTCATTGTAGTTCCTTCATTTTGTTCTGATACGTATAGTGTACTTGAAAATAATTTCCATACACCATCAGTATGACTCCTTCTATAATCGAAGTTTTTGTCGAAGTAACTTAAAGTCATAGTAAACATTGGTTGATATTCAGCAATGTCTTTATAACCTAATTTAACTCTAAAATCTAGAATGTCTCGATAGTATTTTTTAGCCATACGTTCACCGAACTCCATTGGCCATTTTGGTGATTCATTATCTAGCCACTCTGGATATCTTGCTGTCTCATCGACTATTCTAAGCTTTATAAATTTTCCAGTATAATCAAAGAACCAATTATATTTTACACATGTTCTCGATGCAATTGTAATTTTAGATTGATGCACTTTTGCATATTCAACGATTTGATCAAAATCTTCTTGATCTAACCAATCATCAATGATGAGATGATTCCATGGTTTATCGAATTGCTGAATGTTCTTACTCATCTTCTTCGATATCGATTTCTATACTACTTCCATTGATTGAATAAGCTTGTTTTACTTGCTCTTTAAAGTTAGTTTCATCTAAGATTGGATTCCAAAACTCTATTGAGTTTGTTTCTGCTTCTCTGAATTTTTTGTCTTCAGATTCACCAGTTTGCGGATTGGTACGTACATACCATCCAGCACTAGGTTTATTAACAAACCCAAGGGCAAGACCAATATCAAGAAGACCAGACCAACGGCTGATACCACCTTCCCAAGAAACTGAGACAGGAATCTTTGACTTTTCTTTAACATAACGTGATTTCTCCACATTTATTATGAAGTCATAACCAGTGACTTCTGTTCCTTTCTTATTCTGTCTTCGACCTACAATCCAAATATTATCAGCAGAATAATAGATACCTGTACCACCACTTACAACGTCTTTTGGAAATAGACCGATTTCTTTGTAGGTGTGATTCACTGCAAGTAGTGGTACATTTTTCATTTGTAGATATGGTGTTACCATTCTAAATAAACCTTTTAGTGCTTTTGCTCTTGACATATCAGCAACTGATTTTTCATTCAATGCATCTTCTAATTCTTTCTTCGATGCTAAGTTACCAACAGAATCAATTACAACAATAACTTTATCACCTTTATCTAACTCTTCTAATTGATGAACTAAGTCAAACTTTAGCTCTTCAACATTAGTAACAGGTGTGTGTAATACTCTGCTAGTATCAATACCAAAAGTTTCAAAGTAAGATTGTGGGGAACCAAACTCTGAATCATAAAACAATAATACTGCATCATCATGTTGCTTCAAATATGCAGAAGCCATAAGCAGCGCAAAACTTGTTTTAAAGTGTTTACTTGGACCAGCAAGCACTGTTAATCCTGCAGTAAGTCCTTTATCCATATCACCAGATAAAGCAACGTTTACCATAGGAACATCAGTTCGAGTAAATTCTTTTTCAGTAAAAAACTCTGATTCTGATAATACGTTTGTGAATTTAACTTTACTATTCTTTTTCAGTTTGTCCATAATTGACATTTTGGGCCACCTCTCTTTCATCTTTGTCGTAATCTTTACGATAATTGTTATTAATACGGTCTACTTCTTTTAGGAGCGACATATTTCCTTCAGCAAAATGCATAAATGCTTTTACATCTTTTGGGAAACATGCACCTCCATATCCTCGTTTTTTGTCATAACCAGGAACTTTCATATGAGTGTTTCCAACTCTTTCATCTGCAGCAATTGCTCTTGTAATGATATTAAAGTTAGAACCTGTCATTTGACATGTATCATATAATTGATTGAAAAATGTAACTTTAGTTGCTAAGTAGCAATTTAAAGCATATTTAACAAAGCTTGCTTCTAATAAACCCATGTGATGAAATTCACATCGATTTACATTAGAATATGTTCTGAACATCTCTTGTACAGACGCAGTAGATTCTCTATGACCACCTAAAATTTGATATTTAGGATTAATAAATTGCTCTTCTGCATTTTTTTCTGTAAGAAACTCTGGATTGTACACAAGCTTTTTCATTTTAGTTTGTGTTCCAGCTTTTTTAACTAATCTTTCAACAACTTCTGGTGTAATCGTTGATTTAATCACAATACCACCATCAACATGATTTAATAATTTAAATACTGAATCATAAACTGAAGTTGCATCAATGGTTCCATCATTCATCATTGGAGTAGGAACACATATAAAACTTAAGTTAGGTTTCCATTCTACGAGATCATCTATATTTGTATCATATTTAGGATCAACGTAAAACTTTTCAACATTACGTACTTCAAAGCCATAATCAACTGCTCTACCTACAAAGCCATGACCTACTATACCAATTCTTAATTTATTTTTATCCATTTTTGTATACCCATTCTAAAGCTCGATCGGCTTCCCTCTCAAGCGGTCTGTTTTCATACCAATTACCCGTCTCACGATCAAGTTGTCTGCACATTTCTGCAATTTCTTTACTCGTGATAGGATATTCTCTTTTGATCGCATTACCAGCAATAGCAATCATGATTTGATACATCTTATGATACCAACCTGTTCCTGTTATTGTTCTATATTCAGTGCCAAGTTGTTTAGGAAAAAAAGGACAGTCAGCATAGCTAGTCCACTTAATGTCAGTGTTGTTAAGTTGACTTTTTCTATACTCTACTACTTCTTTTCTTAATGCTTCTGGTAATCGGTCTAAAAATGATTTACCTTGTTTTTCTTCATAATGGTGTTTAGCCATTAATTCGTCAGGATTTATATATCTATCTGATTCATTTATAAAGAAAAAGTTATATGCTCCAGGATAAACAGCTGGAACATAAAACATTCGAGATAAGTCTTTTGTTTGCTTATCTGCTAATCCTTCTATTTCTGTATTCAGGGCAAACCAAAAATGTTTGATACGATCTCGTTCAATTTCATCTGTAAGAGGAAATACAATTCTAAACTTTGGTTGTTCTGTTCTACTAGAAGCAGTAGAATATACAATATAATGATAATCACCAATGATTTCATTCAGTTTATCTTTTAACCAACCTAATGGATTTTCTGCATAGTTTTCATCAGGTTCTAATTCATCAACGTCGACAGCTACCCATCTTGACCATTTTTCAACATTATCGTTAGATCTTGTTGTACCTTCTTTATACACTGCCATCGATAACAACGGTGAGGACATTGGTCCACCTTTTTGGCCAGGAAGCATCGATGCTGCTTTCAATAATTTAATAAACTCATCAATGTTAGCACATTCATGTGTCTTATGAGTTTTATTATCAAAAGTATTTTTAAATACTGTTACGAAGTACATGATAAAAATCCATTTCTAATACTTTAGTTTTACCTTTCCAAGTGTTAACATAAGTATAGTGTTTTACTAATTCTAATTGTTGATTATATTGGTGTACTGCTTTTTTAACATCATTTCTTTCCATATTATCAATCAGTACATAATCACAATTTAAATAATTTATACAATAGTCTATATCAAGACTAGCACATTCTATAGAATGGTGACCATCTATAAAACCTAAATCAAACTTTTCTTTAAATCCCGTATCTCTTAATGCTTCAGTCGTCATTTGATAGAATTTAAATCTATCATCATATATTCCTCTAATTACATTTTGGTTACCATGTTTAGGCGATGGTCCAATTGAATGTATTTCTGATTCTGGAAATATTTCTAAAAGATATGTCGTAGAATGACCAGCATTAAAACCAATTTCCATAATTTTATATGGTACTGCAATCTGTTTAACCTCTTCAAAAATATTAAAGATTTCTTGCGTTGGTGGTAAAAAACCCCAACCGTCAGATCTCGGTGGTTTTAAGTGAGATAAGTCTATTTCCATTATTATATCCTATCACAAATGAATGTGATTGTACATGCTTTATATAAAAAAATCTTCTAGCGTTGCAACTTCTTTTAATTTCCATCCTATCGCTTCTGCTATCGGTTCGAGTGGTTCTAAGAAAGTTTTTTCAAACTGTAGTTCATAATCAATATAATTATCTAAACCAAATTCTTTAGGCAAACCATGAGGAAAGGCAATAACGTTTTCATTAATAGGATTTGGTTTTTTCATATACGCGAATTTAATTTTGGTTCCGTTTTTAATCTCTTCGATCTGAGTCGATAATCCTTTTTCTTTTATAAGTTGATTAAACAAGATAGAACCTCTTACATGTATAGGTGTTCCTTTTGCATAACCAGGTGCAGCTCTTCGAGTAAATTTGGTTATGTTGCTAACACCTCGAGGAAACGCGACTTCATCAGCTGGAAGAGATTTGAAATGTTCTTCATATCTTTCAATCTCTTTTTGCATGTCGCTTTGAGAACCAGTAAGAATAGTTTTGAATATATCTTTAAAGTATTTTCGACATATTTGAGGAGTAGAGGATTTAACTGCTTCTATACCCATCATCTTGAGTTTAGGCTTAGCATATTGCACACCTTCAGAATTGTGTACATTTAGAATATATCTTTTCTTTGCAATCCATACACCACGATCAGCGATAACTTCTCGTTTCATAACCATTCGATTATCTAGGCAATTGAGTTTATCATGAAGATTTTGATAAGCATTTTCTAGAGTATCTTCTAATTTGATGCAAACTTCATCGAGAAATTTAACTGGATTGTTTGGTTTAAATTGTTTTACAAATGCATCCATTTTAACATACAGAGAATCTGTATCGATTGCGACAACATAATCTTTGTCTGTTTTAAACATCTTGTTTATTTCATCGTTAACTGCTTTTTCTGCCCATTGGATTGCTAACTGACCAGTAAGAGTAACAGATTCGGCTACACGTTGATCAAAATACCTAAAGTATTTGTTACCAAGTGCACCATAAAGAGAGTTCATCAAAATCTTAATCGCCATCTGATGATTATTGAGAGCATCAATTTCATCTCTCAATTTTTTAGTAGTAGCTTTTTCATATTCTATTTGAGCTTTGATCATCTCATTTTTGATCACTACTCTATCATCATAATATTGACGAATGATTCTTGGAATAACGCCTTCTATATCCTTTCTAAATCTTACACCAGAAGGGGCAAGTGTATAATCACCTGTATCTGGAAATAATCCATCAAGCGCTTTACTTACACTAATATCATTTTCATAACCATCTATCACCGTTTCAGTACTCATATTCCATTGAACGATAATATTAGGATAAAGTGAATTTAAATCGAAAGAGCATATCCAATCATGACCACCGACATGAGGTTCTTTTACATAGCCACCAGCGAATGGTGTTTTTACTTTCTCGCTTTTAAATGGAACAGCGACTTTTTCTTTATTCAACATTCGATAGATGATTGAATCCCAAATGTTTGTAGTTCCAAAGGTATCGACATAATTTGCACCAGCTTTATATGCCATCGTCATGATCAAAGTAATAAGACCCAATCTCTCTTCTAAACGATCAACGAGTTCGACGTCTCGAATATTATAGTCGATAAACTTCTGATAATCTTCTTTATATAAGTTGTTAAGGGAACCAAACTCTTCGTATGATAATTTTCTTTCGTCCAATACAACGTGTGCAATGTGATCTAGACGATAAGATTCTTGTTGACCATACGTGTTTAAGCAAAACTTTTTAAATGATTTTTGATAATCAAGTATTTGCAAACCATTAATCTTACAATAAGTTACTTGTTGTCCGCGATCTATACCAGCTTCCAATCTTGGCATTATACCCCAAGGTGATAGTCTTTTTATTGATTGAGGACCAATAACTTTTGATATTCTGTTCGCGAGATATGTTAAATCGAAATATTCTACGTTCCAACCAGTAACTACATCTGGCATATAATCAGGATCATTCCAAAACTTTAGAAAGTTATCGAGCATATCAAATTCAGTATCATATTGGTGATATACAACATCATCGCGAGTTACATTATAATCTCGCATACCAAATACGTGATATTTGTTGTCCTTATTATTTTTAGTTGTGATTGAAATAAGAGGATAGTTTGCTTCTTCGGGAATAGGGAAACCTTCTTCTGATTCTACCTCGATATCGATGGTTGTAACGTTTATCTCGTCACGATTAAATTTGATTTCTTCTGGCCAAACATTTGTGATAAATTGAAAGATGAAATTGTTTTGACCATGGATTTCAATACCGTCTACATGTTCATAACGTTTGATGAAGTTATTTGCTTCACTCATCGTTTCGAATGTAACTGGTTCTACGTTTTTACCGTTAATTGATTTCCATTCTGATTGAACTGATGGATTGACTGGATATAATACAGGTTTGAAAGGTATTCTTTCGATGTGTCTTCTACCATCTTTATAACCGCGAAGCAAGATAGTATTTGCTTGACGTTCGACACTTGTATAATATTTCATAGTCCCTATTCTACCACAAGTAAAATTAAAAGTACATTAATCAATGATAAAAAGATTTGGTTGCTCCGCATATTTGTCTGGTAATAAATGATCTATTGTTACTCCTAACGATTTAGAGTAAATTTGAGTTACTGGTGCAGATGAATTATCTGTTAATAAGTTTTTCCTTCCATCTTTTGGCCACAATCTTTTCCATTCTCTTGAAATTTTTTCTATGTAATTCATAGGTCCACCAGCAAAAGTGTTCCAGTTCTTTTCTACAATAAACCATTTCATATAGTCTTTAAATTTATTGCTTATTGAATAACATTCCATTGCAATTCCAGGCATCCATATTGCATAGTTCGTCATTCTTTTGAAATCACTTCTAAATTTTTCTTCATCTGTTAGATAAGCATCATGTTCCATAATAATAAATCGTTCTTGCTCTTCTTTTAACATGAGTTTTAAATGACTTACAACAACTGCTTTTTCTATTTCTGTCCAATTTCTATCTCCACTTCTTATTACTTGATGAGGCCAAAAAGAAAATTTAAGTCCTTCTATTTCAATCATAGGACCTACTCCCCATTGATCGACTTCATCGATCCAAACGAGATCTTTTGGTTTAGTACATTGAATAGGAATAATCTCTATCAAATCTTCTACACATTTAAAAGATTCTATAGACATTTTAGAGTATGCGACGGATACTGGATTATCAAAATCCATAATCAGATATGCTTTCATAATATTCCAAGTGTGGCAGCCAAACAACTGCCTGACTGCCACGTGCTTTTATCTTATAATACTGTTGTTAAAAACCAATAAGGTAGTGAAGCAATCACGCCAATAATGACGCCTGATTGTACATACCCTACAGTTTCAGTATCAAGACGTTGCAGTCTTTTCTGAAGTGTTTTCATTAATTATCTCCTCGTAATTGTCATGTTTTTTAATTTCAATACTACGAGGACGCTGATCTTCTGGGACGACTACTTTCAATTTGATGACCAGTATTCCATCCACTAGATCGGCTCCAACTACTTGTGTGTACTCGGACAGCCTAAAGACACGCTTGAATTTTTTCGTTGAGATACCTCTATGAATAAATTCTCGGCCTCTAGTTTGATGCTCACCTGTTACGGTAAGGGTTCTATCCTTCACGTCAACATTCAACTCATCTTGAGAGAAACCAGCAACGGCTAACTCAATATGATAATCATCATCTGTGTATTTGACAATGTTGTGTGGGGGATAGTTATCTTTTGCTTGTTTCGCAGCCATATCTACTTCTGCTAAGAAATGATCAAAGCCAACAAAACTTGCGCGTGGGAATAAGCTTCTAACGCCTGTCATATTTACCTCCTAAAGTTTAAGCAAGGTTAGTGTATACCCGGACCACCCGGCATATACAGTACTATATATACGTTTTTGGGTTTGTAGGACCCTCAATTCCAAAAGAAATTGCTAATCGAGTTTCTAAAGGTTCGATATAGTGATACGTACCTCTTGGAATCCATAACAACTGGTCTGGTTCAAATACTCTTTCCCAAAACTTTTCTGCTTTATCTAAATCTGATTTTGGGTTAAATGTATCTTCTGGAGATACAAGAGTATTGTGTAATGGTGAAACTGGAACAGTTGGTTTCCACAATGATAATTTCACCCTACCTAAAACTTGTAAATATACTACGTCCATTCTATCGCGGTGTATTTTAAAACTTTCTGCATCTGCAGTAAAACTTCCAAACCCTATTGCTGTAATATGGTTCCGATGAAATGTAATACGCATGCGCTGTAGCAGGTCTTTAAACCATTGAGGCACGGAATCTCTACGTTCTAAGTGTCTTAATTCTATTGCGTTTTGCTTATACTTATATACTTTAAGCTTTTTCTTTTGCTCACCATTAAGGTCATCTTTTGGGTGTCCTTCGATAAGTTTAACCCAATCTATAAAAGAAAAATCTTTGACTTTGTTTATTTTACCAAAGAAGTGAGGTTTTCCTGCTCTAACATCTTCTATAAATTTACTGTTTATTTCCGATGTTGTATTTTGCACAAAGCTCCCATTCATCTTTTTCCTTAAATGATATGACTTTAATTTGTCTCAATGGAGCAACTGGTTGAAGTTGCTCTTGGTTTTGAACTGTAACTAATCCCCAATCACTTAATAAAGTAGCAATACTATTTCTTCTAGCAATATCACCTTCTTCTAGGTTTGCTTTACGTCCATCTAACAAGAATAGTTCTTTAAAATGCACTATAAAATATCTGCCTTGTTTATGAAGTATATGACATGATTGAAATAATTTGTTACCTTGTCTTGAGGCTACACCGATACGTGTAAGTGTTTCACGTACCTTTAGGAAATCGTCTGGTTCGTTTAGTATGACTTCCAGCATTGAAGCTGGTGTCCATTCAACTATTTGTTCTTCGTCCACCTTTATCCACCTTTTGTTTTATTTGTTTTAATTGCTCGGAACTGAGGAGTGGGAGTGCCTGTCTGGCCTTTTCATTACTATATCCATAATACTCCATAATCACCTCAATGTCCTCGCTGGTTTCAGGTTTGATCCATTTCGAGAATCTTTTTCTTTGTCTGATTATATTTATATAAAATTCGTATTGTAAACGATTATCAAGATGATGATACTGATTCATGATATTAGCATAAGCAATTGTATCTTGGAAATACGAAAGCGTACGATTTACAAGAAATGGATTATAAGCTTTCTCATCAATATCATCTTTCATGATATTTTTCTTTGTCCAGTTTATACTATTCAGATAGTCGAATGGGTTCATGTAAATATCTCAAGTTCATTGCTATACATGTTCTTTTTGCTTCTTCGTTTATCGCAGGTAAAACACCATGCACTAAAGAGGAATCAAACAATACAAACATATTTGGTTTTGGTTCTATTTCAATATCAGGGTTTTGAAACACTAAACTTCCACACCCTTCATCTGCAACTAAGTAATATATGGCCGATAATCTTTGATGTGGTCCTTCATGATGATGCATTGCTGTACCTTCACCATTTTCGTAATCTAATCCCCATATGTCACTATTTACTTTATATCTGCCCTTCATCATTTCTGATACTTTTTGTGAAAATACGTTTCTACAATTCTCAAAAGTATTTTCATTAAACTTGTAAGGCTGATATATTTTACAGTATGCAGTATTTAATCTAATGCTTGTTTTAGATTGTTCTTTTGATGCTTTTTCTCTGATTTTAGCTATTAAGAAATCTCTATCTTCTAATTCTAACTCAACTGTAGCTAAAAGAGGTTTGCTATTTAAAACTAACATTCGCCATTACTTCGGTTAGACAAGCAACAACATTAAGTTCATGATCAGCAACAAAAGCATTCTTGTATTGATAATCAGCAAGTATAAGTACGAGTTGAGGTACACTTGCAGCTTCAACTTTGTCATTCATACGATCATATAATGCTCTAAATATTGCACTTGCATCAGTATCTATGTTATTCGCGACCCATACTCTCATCTTTTTAAAGTCTTTTGATCTTAAGAAAGTAAATAAGTCGTCATAATTAGATGTTGTATGTAAAGCATCTAAACTTAATGTGCCACTGATTGAATTACGTTGACATTCATTTATGATTCTGCGCCAATCTGGTGCATACTTCATAATCAGTTCAATTAATACTTTTTTGTTAAACTCAACATTTTCGTTTTGAAGTATAAACTCTAATCGACCAAGAAACTTTTCTGCAAGAGGAACCATATCTTTTTTAGAAGTATTAAACTCATAAACACCACATCGAGAATGAAGTGGTTCAATGATACGATTCTTAAAGTTACATGTAAGAATGAATCGACAATTGTCAGAAAATTCTTCGATAAATCCACGAAGAGCTGGTTGAGTCGATTGAGGATTAAGATAATCTGCTTCGTCTAAGATGACGACTTTGTAACCGCCAGATAGTGATACAGATGAAGCAAACTGTTTAATCTTTCCACGTAAGGTATCAATATTACCTTCTTC